GCTGGTTAGATCCTCTAGTTTCTAAGTTTGTGTTAGAAGCACTGTTATCATAGTAACCAGTTCCTTTAGCAAACTCAGATCCATAAACTAATATAGTTGTAGCTTTAGTAGTTGTAAGCTGAGCTATTGTAGTTCCGTCGTAAGCAGCCACTGTGCAAGCATCACCAGTAATAGAAGTAACAACAGCTTTAAATATACCATTTGTATTTGCTATTAAAACCGTGTCATTAAGTCTAATACCATGAGTAGTTGTTATTGCGTTACCGTCAATGTCTGATTCACATGAAAAAATATTGTTGTTAGACATATTACCTTTGTAAGATAAATGTAGTCTACCTTGTTCTGACCAAATAACTTGATCTGAGGTCATAGCCTCTTCAGCCCCTACTTTTTCAAGAAATCCTGATATAGTTCTCGGTCCGAAAACTTCAGCCTCTTGTTCCATAAGGTCTGGTAAATATTGTTGAGCCCAACCCATATCTTGGTTGAAATCAATATAATTTGAAGCAAGCGTTTGCTGTATTGGCGATGGCGTGCTATTCAAATTATTTCCTGCAGTAATTGCCATAATTATAAATTTTTAAGTTAATTTTTCTTTCTAATTTTAAATGATCTGTTTTTAATATCAGAAGAAGTTTGACCTAATACTTTAACTTTTAATCCACCAGCTTCATATTCGCCATGCATTTTTCTAGGTTCTAAATTAATATTTTTATCTTTAGCGACTCTATCTTTTATTGCATCGGCTCTACCTTGCTCGTAAAAATGCTTTGCTATAGCATCAGCGTTCATAGCAGTAAATAATGATTTATGATAACCCTCAGTATCTTCAATATTTGTATTTTCTTTATTAGTAAACTTACTAACAAAATTATTAATATCACTTTGTGTTTCTTTTACTTTGTCAACATCTTTAACGTTAAACCTGTAACGTTTGTCTCCGACATTATATTCAAAACCTTTGAAATTTTGTCCAAAAAAACTATCAGTTTTATTTAAAAATGTTCTTTTATTTACTTCTGTTTTTTTCTTCTGTTCTTCAGATCGATTAAAGAAATCAATAGCTTTTTGTTGTTCTTCTGTAAGTTTACTCCCAGCCTTGATATCTTCATAGTATTTAGACTTTTGCCTGTCTAAGTGGGCTCTAGCCTCGGCAACTTGCTCTTTAAGGGCTATTTTCTTTTTACGTATTTGTTTTTCATCATCTAATTCTTCGTCTATACCATAACTATCTTCTAGCAAAAAAGATCTTTCTTCTGCAGATAAATGCGATTTTGTTTGTTTGTAGTATTCATCTAATACGTCAGAGTCATCCATTTTAGAAATGTCTCTATTTAACTGTACATAGTCGTTTAAATCACCACCAGTTTCATCCATAAACTTCATAAGTTTTTGTATATTTTCTGGCAGCTCTTTCCCAGTAGCCTCCATGTTTTCAATTGCTTCTTCAGCAACTTGTTTTATTTCTTCTACTTTTTCTTCTTGTGTAATTTCTTCTATTACTGGCTGTTCAATTACTTCTTCTACAGCCTCTGGCTCTTTAACTACGTTTTCTTTTTTATCTTCAACAACCTCTTCTTTTATTGGAGGTGGTTTACTTAAATCTACTTTTACAACTCCATCATCTTTAATTTTTTTCTTTGATGTGAATTTGCCTTTTTCATCTCTTGGTTGTTCTTTTTTTTCAACAACCTTTTCAGTTGTTTCTTCAACAACTTCTTTGTTATTTTCTTCCATAATAAAATTTTATAAAATATTAAAAATTAGAGACCAAACTTTCTCATGCCTGCATCTCCACTAAGTATATCATTACCTGATGATTCAAATTTCTTAACTGATTCACCCTGTTTTCTTTGCTCTATCATTTCTTTTTGCCTATCAGCCTGCATGTTAACTCTAGCATCTTTTCTATCTTCTCTCATTTCTTCTTTTTTATCGCTGGCTTCTTTTTTCATACCTTCTAGCTGAGAGTTTAACTCAAACTCATACTGCATTAATTCTTTTTTAGCTTGTATTTCTGCTTGTAGATATTGTATTCTTAATTGATTTTTAGTTTGCTCTAGTTGAGCCTCTGCTTGGTTTTTACCTTGAGCCTTTTGCACTTCGGCTTGAGCTGCGGCGGCTTGTTGTTGTGCGTTAGCTTGTGCTTGAGCTTGCATGTTTTGTTGTTGCATAGCTTGGTCTCTTTTTGCTTTTGCTTTTCTTTTAATTTTAAGCATTTGATTAGCAAGCTTAACGTTTCTAATATTACGTAAATCTATAGCATCATCTAAATCAATCATTTTTTGACCTAACGCTACTTGTATGTTATTTTCAAGTAATTGTTTTTCTTCTTCGTCTGGTAATAATTCTATAAATATGCCAAAGTCATGAAGATGTAGGTTTTTCATTTCTTCTAACGTAGCAACGTTATGAGCACCTATAGCTTGAATAAAAGCATTTTTACTTGGTGAATATTCTACTATATCAGATATTCTTAGTGATAAACACTCTGCAACTTCAGCGGTTATAAATAACATAGACTGAAGTATATGTCTAGTAGCTGTATTAGAATTTGCTGCAGCTAATTTTTGCACACCAACTAAAGCGTTTTTATCTGGAGTAGCAGCATCTCTAGCTTCATTTAGCCCGGTAGTATCTCTTATCATTTGAAGATAATAATTGTAAGTTTGAATTAAACTTTGTATTTTACCACCGTTTACCCCATTATTTATTTGTTGTATTGGCACTTTACCAGGATTACCGTCGCCTTCAGAAGTAAAGCTTCTACCTATAACACTACCAGTTTGGAAAAACATATTTAAAGCTTCTTGCGGATTATAGTTTGTTCCGTTACCAAGATCTATTTCTGCTAAACCATCTACATCTAAGTAAACTCCATCAGGTACCATACGTGCCATTACCTGTTGTAGCTTTAAATGAGTTAATTGAATCATGTCTGCAAAACCAGTTATTCTACTAACAACTGATTCTATTCTACCTTGATACATCCTAGGTGCTACAATCTGATAATTCATTTTAACGCTACCAAAATCAGAATCTGATCTCATCATATTATCAGCCATTTTCCACTTTAATAATTTATCAGCACCTACTAAATAAACACCTTCATATAAAACTTCTACAGTTCTTTCTAATTTACTAAAATCACCGCTCATGTTTTCTACAGGTGGATCAAACGTGTCATCTTTTTCAATAATTTTTTCTCCACCATTAGCTAGTTTTTTTAACTTATAAACGTTGTTCATATGAGTTTTATAGTTAAAATATAAAACTTCTACTTGATTTTTATCTAGCTCTCTTCTGTAGTGTGAGTGTCTATAAGAAGTATAACCTGAGTTGTCTACTATATCTTTTATATCATCTTCATCTAAATCAGGAAACTCTTTTACTAGTTCGTTTATAGGTACAATTTTAATTTCACCAACATAATATATATCATCAAAGTATGGAGATTCAGTATGTGAATATACCATATTAGCTGGATCAACATATTTTATTTTAACACCTTCTGTAAAATCAAAAGTAGTTTTTGTTGCGCCTATACCTAACACAGTTAAGTCATACAAAACTCTTCTTCTAGTTAAATCATAATCACTATTGTCCATTAAAACATTAATAGCTTGTTCTTCAGCTAGCTCTACAGCTTGTTTATAATTTAGCTGCATATGTAATCCTAGCTCTTCTTCTGAATCAGGTAGTGATTCTGGAGGATTTTCTGATATATCAATACCAAATTGTTCTTGAACTAAATTAGTATACTCTTTAGCTCTCATATCTCTAAGTATAGATTCCATATACTCAGTTCTTTTATTTACACCAAACTGGTCTTGAGAATAAGCATTTATTTCGTAATTTCTTTGTGACATTCCATTAACTACTATATCTACGAATTTAGGAATAATTGGAACTGGTTTCCAGTCTAAATTTAAATAAGATAAATCACCGTTTATAGATAATTCATTTTTATACTTTTGAATACTTTGCTCTCCTCTAGCATATAATCTTAATTGGTGGAAGTTATTTATATTACTATCAAATTTAGAAGTAGTCCCATTAAACCACTCTTGCTTTATAGCTTTGGCTACATCTAATCCATACTTTTCAGATAGTTTTTCTAAATCACTTACAGCTTGTGATGGAAAATTTACATGAGATTGAATCATACTTTCTTTGTTATTATTTTAGATTGAAATCCTTTATTATTATACTTATGTATACTAATATTTACTGGTTGCTTTTCTACTTTAGGGTTTGGTCGGTATAAATGTCTATTACAAGCCATGACTGCTAATCCTGAACTTATTGAAGCATCATGTTTTGTTCTTCTGTTTATATCAAACTTTGACCAGTCGTTTAAAGTTTCGTTAAAATACATAGTACCATAAGTACCGTCTTGTAATAAGCCAACGTGATCATTGATATACATTTCAATAGCAGCTGCATGAGCTTGTTTTATATCTTCACTAGAGTTTGGTATGCCACCTACTTCTTTCTCTGCAACAGATAATTTGTTCCAAACTTTATCAGGTCTATTTATACTAAACTTTCTATAGCCTCTTCTACGTAAATAATATAGTAATCTTGGCTTGTTATTTTCAGCTAATAACGGCATTCCATAAAAAACTAGTGCCATTAAAACATCTTCAAAAAACATATCTGCCGTTTGTGGTCTAGCTATATATTCAAGAAAAAAAGTATTTGCTGGTGCGTCTTCCATTGAAAACTTAGTTAATCCATGCAAAGCTCCTTTTGATCCCGTACCGTCTACAGTTCCTGATATATCATATGAGTCACAACCAAAAGCACCCATATGCTCATTACCAGGATATTTTACTCCGTTTTTTAATATAACGTTATTTTGTAAATTACCATTAGGAATCCAACTAACTTTGAATCTACCATTAGGATCGGCATTAAAAACTACCTGCGTGTCTTTTATACCAGCCGCCCATTGAAAATTACCTGTTGTTAATACAGATGAGTTTTTATTACCCTCGTTATAATCTATTTGTTCGTATATTTTTATAAGATTAAATATACTATTTTTAGTTTCATCTCTAAAGGCGTGCTCTTCAGTTCTTGGAAACTGTCTGTAAAATTCGTTCAGAGCGTCTTGATCATCTTTTAATCCTTCAGCTTCATTATCCCAATGATTTATCACGCCTTGGTCTATTACTAACCCATGCGGATCATGTTTTTCTTCTACAGGATTGTTAAAAACTGGTTGGCCATATTCATCTATAAATCCTTCATAATTCCACTCCATTGGTATGAATAAAGAATACAAACCAGATTTAGTTTGCCCGTTTTTATTTCTTTTTGTTACATCAGAATTATTATATAATTGTTTAAAATTATCACCTCCTTTTTCTAATGAATTACTAGTACTACCCATCATACACTTACCAACTACCCTACTACCTAAACGTAAACAAGTTTTTGTAACTCTCCAGTTATTTTTTATATTGTCAGGTCTTTCCCACTTACCGCTTTCATCGTGAACTAGTAAATTTAACTTTTCACCATCATAACTATTGTCACCTGTATTTTTCCAGTCTATAGTTGTATCTAGTCCTTCAACATCATCCATCTCTTCGCGCTCGCGTATTTTCTTACGAGTAAACTTTTTAGCTGGCACCCTGTAAGCAAGTTCGGACTTTGGTCGGTCCATACCGTCCTGTATTGGCTTGAAGAAGAAAGGATAATTTAAACTAATAGGTACTACTTTGTCTGTAAACATTTTCTTTGCGTCAGCACCAGTCTTAGATAATATACCAAATCTACTATCACTAGCTAATGTAGCTAAATTAACAGTTTCAGCTGAACTCATAAAAGAAAAACCAGAACGTCTATTTTTTAAATAACACATCCCATAACTTCTTTTATCTGCTTTACAAGCTTCCCAGAATATAAAGAATAATCTATTAGCTTCTCTATAATCTGGCGCGCCTACATCTATTTTACTCCATTGTAAATACATGTAGTGTGTTCCTGTTATGTAAGTTGGTTTACCATTATTCATAAACCAAAAACCTTCTTCTCTTCTTTTAAACTCTTCGTCTATATATTCGTAATGATCTTGTTTAAAATCATCTGGATAATCTTGCCAGTCAAATACAGTTTTTATTTTTTTAAAAGCAGGGTTAGCTGGAAACTGTTTCCACTTCTGCTCTGATTTTACTTTACTGCAACTATATATTTCTTTAGGTTGTTTAGGTAAAGCTATTTGTAAACCTTGTATTTCTATAACATCACCAACTGTACCAGTTTTAGATATAACAACTACATCATTTTCTTTATTATATCCATATTCCCACTTTCTACTTTTATTTAATCTTTTAATAGTATTTTGCCTTATTGGCTCTACTATTTTATATAAACTTTGTTCGTATTTCATTTTGATCTACCTTCTGCAAAGCCTTTAAACTTAACTTCTTTTTTTTCTTCAACTTTACCCTCAAGCATATTTTCTTCTTCGTTTATACGGTTTAGTATTTCAAAAGCATCGAATATAGCTAACTTTTTTGTAGCCGCCGCGTTTTTTAATCTATCAGCCGATATATCATCATCACTATCAACTATAGGTTCTTTAGCAACTTTGATTAATTCTTCAACCGCTTTTTGCCCAGCTTGGATTATATTCTTCTTCGTTTCCTTTATATTCATATTTAATTGTAATAAATTTATTCATAACCCTATATAATCTTTCTCCGTTTATAATAAACTCATATTCACTATTAGGCGTAAAGCCTACTAAATCATTTATATTAAAATTACCATCAGAGTATTTTACTACACCTATTAGTGGTTGCTCTTCGTTATTAATAAACTTATTATTAGATTTTAACGGTTTCACAAAACTAAAACCAGGCATAGCCTTATTGTTATATAGATATATTTGATCTTGTGATATTAAATATTTATCATCTTTCCAGTATGACCTACTGTTTCTTTCTCTACCTTTAGCGTCGTGCCATCTTCTAAATATATTATGATGTACTATTATCTCATCGCCTACTTTAACAGGCGATTGAAATAATAGTGGAGTAGCTATAACTTTTGCTAATCTATTTATATATTGGTGATTAAATATTTCAGTGTTTAATATTAGTTCTTTGTCATTGACTCGTACACTGTTATTATACCTATTACCAATAGGGCTGATAATAAAATCTTTGTAAGCAGCATTCATTAATATTCTAAGTTATACTCGACTGATATAGCCATATTCTTATTAAAGTCTTTCCAAGGTATCACTACGTTGTCTTTTCTAATATAAATACAATACTTATCTTCTTCTTCTATTATATCACAAATCTCATGACCTCCATAAACTTCTTGACCTACGGCGTAGTGCATAGCGTCGTTTTTATAGTCTTTACCTATGGTAATTTTTCTAATAATGTTATTTTTCATCTTCTTTTTTATTAATAGTACCATCTGTAACATTAATATCAAAAGTACCATACTCTTTAGAAAGCTTGTCTTGCATATCTATAATTTTCTTTTGAGTTAATCCTAACTCGTGAAGTAAGGTATGCTTTTGCCCTTCTAATTGTCCAATTTTAAATTGGATATTGTTTGTCATATTTAATATATCTTGTAGCTCTTTTAAGTGCTTATCAGATATTTTATCAGCCTTAGGTTTAAGGTCAACTATTTTTTCTTTTGCCATAATTTAATTTAATTTAATTTATAATTTATTTTATCTTTCAAATGATAATATTAGTCTCATAGGCGTTGTAGTATAAACGTCTTTATTATTAGTCATATCATTTAGTAAACCACCAGGACCACCTAATGGTATATTAGTAGCAGTAATAGCAGAGTTACTTCCAGTTATAGTACCTATACGTACACCGTCTTCATCAACTAACTCGTCACCTAAGCCAAAATTAGATCTAGCTTGTGTAGTTTTTACAGTTAAAGATGTTGTACCTTTAGTTTGATTACCATCAACTTGAACTGTGCTAACAAAATTAACATCGCCATCTATAGCGGTAAGTGCTACATATAATCTACTAAAACCTTTTGTCGCACCAGTATCAGGCTCTCCTTGAAAAACAAAATTAGGTCCAGGTATTACTTGTTTATAAAGAGCGTACTGCATCATAAATCTTTGAATTGTAACATTATCTAAAGTTGTACTTGTGTCTGGATCTTCTTCAGTATGCATATATCCTATAAGATGATTTTGATAAGCAGCAACAGAACCACTTGCAGTACCGTGAACCGTTCCTATAGTATTTGGCGCAAAGCCATTTATTGTTTTTGCAAAATGTGCTTCTACAGCGTGAGTTTGTCTAAAACTATTGTTGGGTTTAGTTATTAAATAAGCGTCTCTTAATAAGTTACCACCGTTTGGTATATCAAAAGCAAACCAATCAGCTAACACGTCGCCATCAGCAAAAGCTCCAAGAGCTTGTTTTGAGGCTGCGATTGTTGGCTTTACTTCTAAAGTAAAAAATTTATTCATAATTATTTATTTTTATTTTGTTCTTGATTCTTTTTAGACGATCCGCCGAAAAAGAAATCGACCACCGTGTTAACTTTAGCACTCATAGCTCCGAATATAGTAGAGATAAAACTTATTTCAAATTCACCTAGTTCAATATCTTTCATTACAAAAAACCTAAACATCATGAAACTTAATCCAAAGTATGCTGCTGTAAATAAAGTTGCAAGGACTTTTTGAATGAACGCATCGTCTTTATACATATCGCGCGCACTCTTTCTGTCTTCAACTTCTTGTTTAAAAGC